CTGGAGCATTCAAATAGAAAAATATCACAAGGGGTGCAATATCCCTGCATCCCTTGCGTTACCTAGATAAACATTATAAATAAAAACATTCTAATTTTTGGCTTATGAAAACAAAGACGTTTTTGTTTGCCACCACCTTCATGATGATGGCAGCGTGCATGAATACTTCATGCAGCAAGTATGCAGATGAGTTTGTGGATTCCTCTCAGGACGCACAGACGGATGTAGCCGTAGGCGTGGAACATGTGAAACTGAACCTTTCGGCTCCGGAGGTTGCACTGGGCGACGGTTCCGCTACCCGTGCAGCCCTGCAAGCCGACGGCAAGGATATGACGGATATTTATATCTTTGATTACGATCAGACGAGCGGCAAACTGCTGCAAGTGCTTCATCAGACCAATAGCGCCGAGGATTTCGCCCAGCCTGATATAACCTTGGCTTATGGCGATCACACTCTAAAAGTGATTGCTACACGCAGCGTCTCCCCTACCCTACTGGATGCCGATTCAGCTGCATGGGCGGCGAAGGATGATGTACTCACGCCTATCTCAGACAAAGTGCCGGCTATCCTGACGAGCAGTAAGACTTCAGATAGCTTCGGGGCCACCAAGGACGTGAGCGTCATGCCTGGCAAGGCGTTGGCGGTGAATATCCAGATGGAGCGTATCGTGGCGAAGCTGGTGCTTGACGTGACGGATGCGATTCCTGCGGATTGCAGCAATCTGATGATGAACCTGGATGAGTATTGCCATTTTTCATGGGAAGACTTCGACGTTATACAGCCGGTGAAAAATCAGAGAACCTACGATATGACTACCTATGCTGGCGGAAATGGCGTGTTGATTACGTATTTCGTGTTTGTGCCATTGGATGGCTATTCATCGGATATTACCTTCACTCTGGGCAAGAAGGGCAGTGATAAGCCTTATTCTAAGTTCACGGTGCAGAATGTTCCGTTCGAGAGAAATAAGGTTACGACGATTAGAGGCAAGTATTACAACCACCAGTCGGGCGTTTCCTTTTCGCTGAAGGCGGAATGGGATAAGAACGGAAACGATGTGGAGATTTAGTTGATAGTTGATAGTTTATAGACTATCGGGGAAATCAGAGGGTGCAAACGTACTCTAGTACTATCGTACTATTATACGTTTGTACCTTTGTTCTTTGGAACTTTCGTACGTTTGCATCTTGATACGAGGTAAACGGTTTCGTAGATATGATTCTCTTGTTTTTCTTCTTATATATAATATGTACGAGAAGATAAATGAGAAGATATTTGAGAAGATAAATACAAAAGTACTATTATATTTTCGTACTTTCGTATCTTTATATATATGTATGTACGTTTGTACTTTTCTATTTATGTATTTACCTATATACATTCTTATGTACGTAAATTGATAAATAAATAGGTAAGTTTGTAGATAGATATATAAATAAATATTAAAATACGTACCTAAGTTCATTTTTAAGAATGAAAAGTTTGGCAGTATGAGATATATTTATTAACTTTGCACTAGATTTAAAAATTAAAAAATAAAATAAGATATGGCAGAAAAATTAAAGGAGGTCCTTGCTATCGTGAATGATAAGGGCGGAGTAGGAAAGAGTACCACTGCACACAATTTGGCATGTGGTCTTATTAAAGAGAATGGTTCTCGTGTGTTGATTGTTGACCTGGATGCCCAGGTTGCTAACGTATCCTTGCTTTGCGGCTGGCGTGATCGCACCGACAAGCACGGTACCATGTACGAGGCATTGGTAAACAAGACCTCTCTCCCGGTGTATCAGGTAAAGGTAGGAGAGCAGGACTACGGCGGCAATCTCTATATCGCTCCATCGTCGGAGGATATGCTGAACGTAGAACCTTTCCTGTTGAGAGAGCTGAATCCGCTGAAGGTATTGGTTAAGATATTCGGCTTGCCTGTATCTCTTCCAGAAGATCAGGGAGGCGAGCAGAGCGTGATTGATGCCTTCGACTATATCATCATCGACTGCCCACCGGCTATGAATCTCGTTACCAAGAATGCGATGGCAGTAGCTACGGGTATTATTATCCCTATGCAGTTGGAAGCCCTGCCTACCTTCGGTTCGTCAAGTGTGATAAAATGGGCAGAAGAGGTGAAGGCAGAAATCAATCCAAATCTCGATTTGCGCGGCTTGCTCAAAGTGATGGTGGATAAGCGTACCAAGGCAAGCGTGGAGTTCTCGAAGCACGTAGATGATGAGTATGGCGATTATGTATTCAAGACAGAAATTCCTCGTCGTACTAAGATAGTGGAAGCCCAGGCGATGATTCAGGACATCTTTACCTATGCTCCTGAATGTGATGCAGCGCAAAGCTATGCAGCGTTTGCCAAGGAGATTATTGATACCTATAGCGAGCAGTAGGCTCGTTATGGGTATATGGATTTTTATTACTGGTTTTATGGATTTATAAATTTAGAAAGAGTTATGTCAAAATTTCAATTTGGAAAAACGAAAGTAGCGAAGACCGCAGAGTCTATTCGTGAAGATAACGAGCAGGGCAGTACTCCTTTGGTACCTGTTACACCTGATACGAACCAGCAGCAGAAAGAGCAAACCGAGGAACAGGTAAAGGAACAGACTTCTGAAGAGTCTCAGCCGCAGGTTGAGGAGCGTAAGCCCGAAGTGCAGAAAGAACAGCCAAAGAAAGAACAGCTAAAGGAAGAAAAACCAAAGAAAAAAAAGCCGGAGGTTCAGGCAGAGCAAGTGAAGGAAGAAAAGCCGGAAGCGCCAGCACAGCCAAAAGATGAGCCACAGCAGACTCAGGAAAGTTCGGAACCTGCAGATACGCCTCCAGCTCCTAATAAGGCTTTAGCGGCTATAAGAGATAAGAGTGCGACCAACGGTATTGTTGTTAACGTTCCGATGGAAGATTACTTCCAGTTGATGATGCTGAAAAAGATTGAGAAGAAGACTCTCAAGGAGTTGGCTTTGCAGGCGATACACGAGTTCGTGGAGCGAAATAGAGTAATGTAGTCCCGCAAGCCGTTATCGAGTATCTAGACAGACACAAGAACGATTAAAGCAGGTAAACGAAAAGTCAGATTGTGGTAAACGAAAAGTCAGATTTGCAGGTAAACGAAAAGTCAGATTGAGGTAAAATCTTACTAAAGTCTTTTACCTGGTTTGGTACCAAAATAGTACCGAAGGGTATAGTTTTTGGTACCAAATCACTGCATTTATGGTTAAGTTTGAAGCGTAAATCGCTGATTTACAGATATTTACGCATCAAAAAGTACTTTATATCTATGTAATCTTCACTATACCAAATGGTTTAATGATTGATTTTCAGATGGTTACGATGAAAACTTAGCCATTTATGTAGTGACTTTCGTACCAAAAGGTACAAAAGGGTTATAGTTCTTGGTACGCAACAAGTCAATACATTTGTGGCTAAGTTTGGGGTAAAATCCTACTAAAGTATTTTACCTTCTTTGGCTCAGAAGTATCATTTGAAAGTTATAAATCTGACTTTTCGTTTACCTAAAAACGAAATCTTTAATTAAAATATTATAGTATTATATATATTAATATATTAGAGAAAAATTAATTCGTTGATAATCAGATACTTGCAGCGTTGCAGGTAAACGAAAAGTCAGATTTAGGTAAACGAAAAGTCAGATTTAGGTAAACGAAAAGTCAGATTTAGGTAAACGAAAAGTCAGATTTGATATGAACGATGATAATGAAAACAATGGTTTAGCTTGGATAAACACTCCTTTTTCACTCACGAAACTGGATAAACAATACTCTCTGTTTCAGCAGAACGTATTGATGATAACAAGTACATATCTACAGAAGTTTGTAGAAGAATACTTTTTGGAGAAAAGGCAGTTGGGCGACGCTCGTTCTGATTTTCTCTTTGAGCAGGGTGTGGACCATGCTGTAATGAACATCCCTCCGATTAAGATAGATATTCATGATTTCGTTACTTGCGAGAACATGAGTTATCAGAAGTTGCGAGCGGAGCTAAAGACGAGCATTCTCGATATGACGGTGAAGAGTACGCTGCCCGATGGTAGCGATGAGTTTACACATATATTCAGCCGCATGAGCATCCCATCGTCGAAGAACGGATATACGACCAAGGACGGAAAAAAGGTAAACCGCATTTTGGGACACATCATGCTTGAGATTGACCCGAAGCTAAGTAAACGGGTGTTTGATATGGGCCAGGGGTATATTCACCATATATCCATGATAGCTAAGTTTGCCAAGAATGTGAATACTCCTCGTGTGTACATTTATCTTTTGCGGCAGATAGGATTGACCCGCAGCATGGATATATCGGTGCCTTTCCTGGAACTGAAGTCTTATCTTGGTTTGGTTGAGATTGATTCCGTCAAGAAAGAAATCCTGAAAAACGAATTTGGCGAGCCTGTGATGAATAAATATCCCAAGTTCTCGCAGTTCAGGAAGCAGGTACTTGATGTAGTATGCAGAGATTTGCAGAGGATGGAAAAGCTATCCCAGACGGATATTGTTTTTGATGAGCTGAAGGATGAAGACTTCATCTACCAGTCGGGAAGACGAAAGGGTGACCCAGACTTCATCAGGTTTCACGTAAGGCGCACGGAAGTGGGAGAGGTGCATTTCTCAAAAGATAAAAACATGGATATTGCAGCCACCCTGAACGAGCGATACAAGCAGAGTAACGTCCGGAAGACAGGTAAGCTTATAGAAGGTGATATATTTGCTCATGTGCATCAGCCTACAGAAAGTAAAATTGCCACCGAGGTAGGCGAGGGTGCCGACAAGTGGAAGGCATTCTGTAACCTCATTATAGGCGACGCTGAAAAATCACTGATTTCACGCCTTTCCTTCGTTGGCATGAAGAACGACCGCTTTTGCGTGGAGTGCAGTGATGAAGATTTCGATATGATCCGAAAATTAGGTATCGAGGATAAAGCAAAAGAGTTCTTTGGGTGCAAAGGCTCGTTTGCTCCGGTGTTCTATAGAGGATGATTTTGTAGTTGATAGTTTATAGTTTATAGTTTATAGGGCATTTTCCTGCTATTAACTATCAACTATTAACTTTTTTGTCCCCATCATTTTTGAAAAAATAGCTACCTTTGCATCAGAAATATTAAAAACAATGAAAACGTATGAAAAGGAAAGAGATTATTCATCTACTCTTGATAGCAGTAGCGATGATGATGCTTGCGGCATGCGCCTCTTCTCGACGGGTGGTTAGCAATAACCATCAGGAAACGAAGGATAGCGTGAAAACCGAGCAGCAGGATAGCGTGCATAAGCAGGTGGCAGTGAGCGATAGCACCGTCATGAAGGTGAATGAGGACAAGCACGTATCTGTCACCTCCACGGAATCGGGCGAATATGAAGAAACTATCCAGGAACATATCACCGAGTCCACCGATTCTTCCGGAAACAAGCAGAAGACTACCCAGCGCACCACTCACCGCAAGGGCAGCCACAGCAACCAGTCATCCTATGATGAGCGTTTGCAGCGACAGCAGCAGGAAATCAATCAGATGCAGAAAATTATCGACAGCCTATCCGTCCGCACCCGCAGCGACGTGGGCACCCACTGGGCAGCCACCGATAGCTTATCGGATATGCAAGATAAGAATGCCGAGGGCGCAAGAAAGGCTACCTGGCAGCAGACGGCAAGAAAGAACGCCTTCGCGTTGTTCCTGATATTAGTAGTAGTGCTGGTATTGACAACCTTCAAAAAGCATAACGACCATGGGCAAGGGCAAGAGAAGAAAGAATGATTACGACCTCGTAGATAATGACGAGCAGGCAGAGGTTACGCTGCAGGATTTTGTTATCCCGGCAAAGATAGAAGCCTTCGGTAAGCAGTTTGAACCGATAAATCACTGGACAGAAGACTGCGAGGTGTTCAATGATGCCCGGCTTCGTGAGTACTTCAAGGCGATAGTCTGTCCGTTGGGTGACCCGCTTTCACTCTATCTGCAGGAGCTAGGCTATAAAGGTTTCCACATGCAGCACGACGAGAGTGGCGAGCCGGTCATCTATTGCAGGGCGCTCTAGCCCTCGTTCCCAGCGATTCCATCGCTGATTCCCTTCTCAAAAATACAATATTTCGCCAAAAATATATACTTAAAAATACAATTTTTCTCGAAAATTATATAATAGATTTAAAATACAAGGATTTATGGGTAAAGATAATAGACCTCACAACTATCTGAAGATAGCGGAGGAGAGTGAAACAGGCAGGAAGCTGAAAGCATTTCTTGCTGAGTGCAGTGAAGCAAGCGAAAAGGCGAGAGCCTGGGTAGAGAAGCAGGGAGGTGATACCTATTATGAATCACCCGAAGGCTTTGCCGGAGGCGTAGTGATGGTAGAGTTCAAGAACACTATCCATAAGGAAGGTTGGACAAACGTTCAGACTCCTACCAAGGACGGAATGCAAAGTACTTCTCTCTTTGTTCCAGAAGAGAAAAGCGACCTGGAAAAAGAGATGCTAGCACTCCCTGTAGTAAACGAAGCGGCTCTTATTGCTATCCTGCAGTTCAAGTCTAAGATGGCAAAGGATAAGGACGGCAAGGAAGTTCCTCTTCCCTTCACTTTCGGCAACACTACGCCTGTGCTCTTTCTGCATCATGGCTTCTTTTACACTGATGTGCCTTACGAGAGCACAAGCACCGATTGCCAGGCCATCACGGAGAAGGAGTTCCTTCGCCGTAAGATGGCAGCAGTAAACGAAAACTAGATTACTATTATTTCGTGTATATATCATCTATATTTTAGTTTGGAATTTAAGTTATTAAGGTTAACTTTCTGCAGCCAGCCGCCCGTGATGGGTAGCTGGCTGTTTTCATTATCTAAGGCTCACGGTGGCGAATATCCTCTGCCACCATCCCGTAGTCTGCTTGCTGGGGACCTATGCGGCGGGTCAGCTCCGTGATAAGCTTCTGCTGGTCGCAGATCTGCTTCTGCTGCTCGGCTATGATGTCGAGCATGCGGTTAAGCGTATCTATGCTGATACCCGTTTCTGCAGTCGGCTCAGAAGCAGTTTCTACGATAGGAGCCGAGGCAGTAGCCGCGCCCTGCTTATTCTTTCCTTCTTCCTCCGTTCCTTCACATCTCGGTCTCTCGTTCCCATTCCCGGCGATTCTGTTGCCGGTCAGCCCAGGAACCACCGACTTGATTCTATCCACGTCGAGCGGGTCACGTAGGGCACGTGTACCCATTTGCCGTTTGGCATCATTTCCCAAATATCCGCCATCCGGCTCAAACTGGTCGCCTATATCAGGGCGCACGTATTCCACCCCGCAACAATCACCATCTCCCATAGGGTTAGCATCCGCATCTACAATAAATGCCGAAAGCGGAACATGAAACGCATTGCAGAAACGCAGCAGGGCGATGGTAGGCAGCGGCGACTTCATGCGCACCCAGCTATCCAGGCATGTATTACTCGTAGTGCCCATTGCTCTCATCACCTGCTTGTTTGTGATGTCCCTGTTAGCTTCCATCCACTTGTTAAGGTAGCTATAATTATAAAAGTACTTCATATCTCAACTATATTTATAAGGTGAATAACTCTATTATGTTCATCCGAAAAACCAATTAATATACCTAACCTATGTTAAATTCCCCTAATTTCTAAAAGAAAATATAGGAACATTTGGTGGTTTTGATTTTATTCTTTAAATTTGCACCAAAATTAAGAAATAAAATTGAGATGACAAAGGAAATCTTAGAAAAAATATGTAGAAAAAATACTCCATTAGAGGTAAACGACATCTCAGTGGAGGAAAAGAAGAACTTAGCTGAGTTTTTATCGTCTAAGGGATTGACTACTTCTACTTTCTATCTCAGATTTTTCCAGAAAGGTTTTGATGCCTGGGAAATCCAAGGCGTTAACGACTGCAAAAAACAGTTCTTAGCTATACCTGAAGTAGGTAAGCTATTGGCTGAATACGTAGAAACCGATGCGCTGGGCAACGAGATAGGCAAGAAGGGCTATCTGGCAGAACTTGCCAAGAGCGACGAACCGGGTGTGTTCTACACCTGCTTAAAGAAGGCGAACAACGGACTCTGCATGAAGTTCTTCGCCTATATGGAGGAGCGAGGTATGAGCCGTACCACCATTATTAAGCGTTTCACCGCTGACGATTGGAAGCCATGGGAGCAGGATGGCATCAAGGCACTTTTAAGCATTCATAACTACAAATGATAGATGTAACTGTTGATTTAGAAACCTGTTCGCTTTCTCCCACCGCTGCCGTGATGAGTATCGGCGCGGTGGCGTGGAAGCGCTACGGAAAAGAATCGCCTTTCTTCGATGAAGGTGATGGCGTTTTGAGAAATTCCACATTTTCTGCACACGTGGATCTGCGAAGCATGTTCCTCAACGGGTTCACCTTCGACCAGAGCACGGCAGACTGGTGGGCGAGGCAGAGCGACGAGGCAAAAGCTGCCTTGCTCGGCAATGATAGCGACGAGTCGCCTTGCCAGCCTATAGATGTTGTGGTAAATGACTTCTTCGGTTGGATAGACTATATCAGGAAGAAGCTCGGTGATGATGACCTTTGCCTTTGGGCGCAGGGCACCGACTTTGATGTGGCCATCCTGAGATATATCTGCTACAAGCTGGGCATAAAGTTCGAGATAAAGCATACCCAGTTGAGAGACCATCGCACGTTCTATCTGGAAATGGCGAGAATTTTGTGGGATGCAGCTGGGGTTCATGAGGAACCTTTCACCCTCGACAGGGCTTATGCCTTGACTACGGACTATAAAGACATCACCGATGATGAAGGCGCGGCACATGATCCGCTCTTTGATTGTAAGCGCAGTATTTATAGTACTTGGCAGATGATGCAGAAAATAAGGGAAGCCTATGCCCCGTCTATTTGATTTGCCTTATATCCCTAACCGGAGGGGCATACAGCAGAGGCACAGAAATTTATCCCGATATAAGATGCTCCATCGTTTCGCCTATACCGAGACGATGAGCGGGCTGAAGGATGATATACCGACCCTCCTCTTTTATGCGCCCTTCGCCCTGCTGAAGGATACCTGCGAGTATCTCTGCAGGATGATGGCGGGCAGCGTGGAAGATATGATCATCACGCCTTCGCATAGTTGCCGCAGGAAAAACGGCAAGATATACTGGAGGCAGGAAGTGCAGATTATCGGTCTTGATACCGATTTTCTCACGATGGAAAGTCTATCGCAGATGATAGTACATCGTATGGAAACCATCTGCAACTGCAAGATAAGGCATTATCGCCTGGAAACATTCTTGAATTTATAAACGAAAAGATATGAAGAAATAAAAGATATTCTGCATGACATCATGCAACTTCGGTACGATATACACTTCGTTTCCGATTTTTATTTTGTTAGACAACCGAGCCATCGGTTAAAATGGCAGGAAGACCAGACGGGCGATAGGTGGACGCTGAAAAGCTTCACTGATAAGTTGATACCCCACCGCAGTCTCGGAACGATAAGTGAAAAGTCTGATTAAAAAGCCTGAGGAATACCTATCGATGCGGTAAGCGGGCATCCTCGAAATTTTGCGGTATCGCCCCGAAGGTCTTCTTTCTTTGACAATATGATATAAAGAGAATAGGGGAGGCATTCTGGAAACGCTCTTATGCAGGGGTAGTGGGAGTCAGCAATGCCCCACGACTATGCTGTACACTGCATCTTTGCAGCGGGCGAGTACCACAGATTTTCAAATGCTCCGACCGCTCGCTTTGGAATATAACCCGGCAAGATGTAAACACTTGAAGTTTGGCCTGCCCCTGCTTTTAGTTAATAGTTAATAGTTAAAAGTTAATAGTTAATAGGCAATAGGCAATCTCGCTCAAGGGCGCTAGCCTCTATAAACTATCAACTATAAACTATAAACTAAAAAGAGTGGTGCCTTCCCTTTCTCTTTTAACTCTATAAATACTCTTGATATAAGATATGTTATTCCATCCTATACTTAACCAGCTTGCCAATCTTGACATGGCTTTCCTCGTAAAACCTGCCGATGAGCAGCGCATCGAGGGACAGACGGCTTGTTTCTGTCCCTTCTGCCAGAAAGAAGAGGCAGACGATGGCGAACAGGGCAAAGCGAAGCAGACACCGCACCTCATTATCTATAATAATGAGCGTGGTGGTATGTATAATGGCGTAGGGGTGGATAATGATACCAAGGCAGAGCATGGTGCCCTGCGCTGGATGTGTACCAAGACAGGCAAGTACGGCTACGGTGCGATTGAGCTTTATGCGGCAATGCGCAAGCTGCCGATGCACGGAGCAAGCCTATTGCGTCTTTGCCACGACCTCGTAGTTAAGGTGTATGGCGACAACGAGAAGGCAAGAGCCAAGTGGCCGATGCTCTTTGCCAGGATGGACTATCGTACCATCGCCCCACAAACGATTGAAACATTCTCTTTTATCCCAAAGACAGACTTCAATCCCCAGGAGCTTGCAGCCCTGGGGTGCGAAGTTACATCTGTAAAAGGCATCCCCCAATATGGCTTCGGCAAGGACTTTAATACGACGATGCTGAATGAAGATTTCCGCATCTATGCCGTAGATAGAGTAACCCTGCCTAACGTAGTGAGAAACGGACAGCTGGTAAGTGAAATCATTTACGGAACACCCTGGAATCCGCTGTTCGTCTGTTTCGCTACAGATGTGATAGCACCGCAGGGAAGTTGCGGCTGCTTCTTCCGTTCGGCGATGCAGCAAGACCCTATTGTCTTTTCCACCTGCGAGGATCACAGCGTGAGAAAGGTGAGCAAGTGGCTGATGGGCGATAAGGTCTTTACCTATGCCATGGATCATCGGAGTAACAACTCTACTGCCGTTCACTCGGCAATAGAAAAGTTACAACCGGATGAGCCTTACACCGATGAGAAAGAAATATGGGTGGAGAACGAAACCAAGGACGGAGAGCCGAAAGGCACCTTCCATACTGAGCAGCAACCCATAGAAGTAGGTGACATCAAGGCTCAGAACATCGTTTTCTGTCGAACGCCGGAAGACGCATTGAGCATCTATTACGCCATGCGTTCCCTGCGTCAGGATAAGGCGCAGGATAAACATTTTCAGAAATACTGCTGGTATCATGTAGCCTTTTCGCTTGGTAGAAGAAACTTCTGGTATATCGAGCGTGGGCAGTGGAGGCAGGAAAAGCTCGATTTTAATGCCGTGCAATATCAAAAGATGAAGCGATTTGCCGAAAGGGTTATCATGATTTACCCTAACGACATCGCCAGCCAAAGGGATTGTGGAGCCATCGCCACCAAATATTGCGATATGTGCTATGCCACGCTGCCCGATGGCTTCAGAAGCAGATATAATCAAAGGTGGAACTGGTTGTATGGTTGCTCACCACGAAGCGTGAGAGATTATCTGATGTGCTATCACATGGATGATGCCGACAACTTCAAGTTCGACCACGATATAAGGTTGCCGCTATACTCAAGGTTGCGAGGTGCCAACAATACGGACCCATTCGAGATAGAATATCCTCGTGATCCGAGAAGCGGCAAACCTAAACCGCCTACCTGCAAGGTATCGCCTACTAAGGTTTGGCTCTTTATGACTTGTCATGGCTATTACAGAATGATAGACCCTGAAAGTACCGACCTTGTAGGTCAGTATATTCATCTGGATAGGTGTTTTGTAGAATACATCGACCAGAAGAGTATCATCCAGGCAACAAAGGTTCAACTTCTGCAGTTTACTGAACAGAGTTGGCGGTATAATGACAAGGAGCGCAAGATGATGTCAGATTGTGCGAACCTGATAGACAAGAATTTCAGCGAGAAATCGGCTGGAGGCTTACAGAGCATGGTGATAGACTTCACCGAGAGCTTTGATGCGCATACGGAATATTTCTTCTTTCGCAATGTAGCGTTAAAGATTACTCCCGAAGCCATCACACCAGTCAGCTATGAGAGGTTGAATTTCTTCATCCCAGCCCTGGCAAAGAAACCGTATGATTTCACGATGAGGGTGTTCAATCCTCCTTTCGTTATCAGCGAGAGCCAGGAATATAAGGATAAGGTAGCAGCCATCGCCCAAGATGAAGCGCAGGTTAACGAGGATGGTTCTCCTGTCTTTACGAGAGCTGAAATCGACCAGAAGAAGAAAGACTTGGAGGAATGGTCGCATACCTATCAGTGGCAAGTTGATTGGCGAGGCAAGCAAGAAAAAGAACTTTGGGCACCGCTCCGTGTTATCAGAGGCTGTTCCAACGTATTGTGGCGAAGAGAACGTGATGCGATTCGTAATAAGGAGCCTCTTACTAAAGAAGAACAGGCTATCATTGATTCTCATTTTGCCAACATGATTTCTTGCATCGGAAGAGTGTGCTATCGTTCTTGGGCAGATATGACAACTATATGCCCATATCTTCTGGAAGATGAAGTGAAGGATGAAAAGCAGGCAAGTGGTGGTACGGGAAAATCTATGATGATTAATATCCTCGTCAACTCGGCCGTAAATGTACTGCATATAGACCTGAAGAAATACAAGACAGAAGATAAAGCGCAGTTTGCACTTACTGATATTCTGAAGTATCCTGGAAAATATAGGGTAGTGCATTGGGAGGATAAACCATCTAATTTCTCGGTGGAATACTTCTATAATATAGTCACATCAGGTTCGCAGGTTGAACGGAAGTTCGGAGATCCAATATCACTGAATCTGGATAACTCTCCTATCAATGTTATATCAAGTAACTCACAGCTGAATAATGCGGCAGGTTCTACCGCCAGACGTTTTCCGCTGGTATCGTTTTCTGACAGATTTGCAGGAGCCAATCCGATGCTGCATGAATTGGAACGTTCTCCTAAAGACTTGATGAAAAGTCTTGCAGACTCTCCCGAAAAGATAGCCGAGCGAGACCGCAATCAAATCATTTACATCTGTGCTCTTGCCGTGCAGTTCATCATGCGCTATCATACCTTCGCTATCGCTCCTCAGAAGAACGTTCAGCGAAGATTGATGGTAAGGGAAATGACCGAAAATTCGGTGAACTACTTTGAATGGTTCTTCAGTCGAAACGATGTCTATGGAGTACCTATCTGCGCAGACGACATGTTTAATGAGTTCATGCGAGATTGGGCTGATGCCTCTGAGGGCAAGAGCAAGGAATATAGCCGAGCTACCTTCAAGAAGAAAATCAGGAAGTATTGCGAACACATGGGTATTACCTGCAATCCTGATAATCTATTGGTGGGTGAGGATAATAAACGCCACGGCTGCTTTAAGCTTCGAGCCTGGATAACGGAGGAATACTTCGTAGGCAGAGAGTGGGAGAATGATGACAGCGTAGAGCCGAAACTCATCCGCAGGGTGAAGACCAGTAAGCACGTCTATTTCTTCTTCCGTAGTGGTAAGGATCACATCCCAGAAAGCTATGACGAGTTGAAGCGGATAGCGAAGGAATACGTGGAGGGTCCAGACCCATTGCCTTATCGTGATGATGACGGAAACATCGTTTCCATCACCCCAGAAGAGGAAGAACGCTGGAAGGCATTCACCTCCCGCAAGCAGGGCAGAAGACAAGCTATCCCGAACGCTAGCGATAGCAGCAATGCTGCTGCTACGGTAGATGAAATAGATAAGAGCAACCTGCCGTTTTAGGCAGTTAATAGTTAAAAGTTAATAGTTAATAGGGTATCATTAAGTTTATAAACAAGGAAATTGAATTTTTATAAAAATAATATTTAAATTATGGCAAGTTTTAGTGGTAACGTCGACCTTTTGTCTCTGAATGGAGCTAAGGTCTTAGTTGGTATCGACGAGAAGAATACCAAGCGTCCTTACGTTTGCATTCCTCTCGATGTGAACGAAATTAGAGTAGAAGCATCCAAGAATGATGCAAGTAAAACTTAGGCAAAATTGAGAGTTAACATCTGGCCTTTCAATGAGCCGTATAAGGCAAAGATACGCCAGAGTGCTATTGAGCGTGGCGATACTAATATCAGTGTGCCTACTCACGAAATGCAGATGTCTTTTTCTGTTGAATACATCAAGGCAGTAGCTAAGAATTTCCCGAAGCTCGTAGAGCAGGTGAAGGAAGCCAACAAGGATAAAGACCCTGACATCGTGAATCAGGATTTCAATGACGAGAACTCGCACCTCTTTAAGGCAATCCGTGCCCGCATGAATAAGCGCATCGCCAGTCTCTATCAGCCGAAGAGCACTACCCAGCAGACGTACCCACAGCAAGCCTACGGCGCTGCCGGCAACGCCACCGCCTACGTACCGCCAGCTGAAGGAGGAGGTAATGATTATTCAAGCATGCCGGGTTATGATGATCCGAATAGCGACCTGCCTTTCTAGTTAATAGTTAATAGATAATAGTTAATAATAAAATGAAGATACAAGCACAATCATCCCTCTTACTTCGTAAGGCTCTTCAGAAGGCTGCGAAGTGTATTGACAGCAAGTCTGCTGTCGCCATCTTGAGCAATGTGCTCCTTACTCAGCGCAAGGAAGATGGTAAGTTCTTCTTCGTATCAGCTACCACTGATTCAGAGCTTACCATCCCTGCACCCCTCTCCATCGTAGAAGGCAGCTTCAAAGAAGATGCCGTTCTCCCTATCACATCATTACTATCCCTCCTCTCTACCCTTCCTGCCGACTGCGTAGTCACCATGGATCTATCTCAGGACAAGGAGCACAACATGAATATCGAGTACTGCACTCAGAGTGGAGAGAATGTAAAGAAAGGAAACGTCAGTATGGTTTATTTCGGCGCAGAATCATTTCCTCGTGCCGCGCAGCCTGATGATACCATCCTCCATATCTCCCTGCCGATGGAAACCTTTAAAAACGTACTGAGCCATGCCGGCAAGTTTATCGACAATTCAGAATTACATCCGATAATGAACTGCCTTTGCATCGACGTAGCAGAAGACAGAAGCGATGTTACCTTTGTTGCGTCCAACGGCCACGTCCTTATCAAGCTGATTCATACCAACAATCCGGAAACTGGTGGCAGCGATTTCTTCCGTGAAGGAACACCAGGCAAGATGCTCGTTCACAGCGCTTACTTCAAGACCCTTTCGGTATTTGAGGAATGCGAAGACATCGACATCGAATGCAACGAGAACATGGTGCGCTTTACTTCGGGCGATATTACCTTTCTGTGCAAAAAGGTGGAAGGTAAATACCCTAACTATAATTCCGTTATCCCTAAGAACAATCCATATACGGTTGTTGTAGACAAGCGAGAGCTGGCAAGCGTAGTAAAGCGTGTGGCTCTCTTCGCCAGCGAGAGCAGCAATCTTATTGTGCTGAAGAAAGATGGCATGTTCCTCGATATTACTGCGCAGGACCTCGACTTCAGCATGGCAGCCAACGACCAGGTACTTATCAATGACAGTACCTGTCCGGAAGGTCATAGCATCGGATTCAAGGCAAGTAGTCTGCTCGATGTTCTTGCACCTATTCCGGATGATAACATCTGTCTGCATCTGAGCGATCCTAGCCGTGCAGCAGTTATCACTGCCAATGAATCATCGCCAAGAGCATTGACCCTGCTCATGCCGATGATTATCAATGATTAAACTTACATTAAACTGATAAGATTATGGACGATACATTGCTCTTCATCCCTCCCTGCTGCGTGGATAGAAAACTGCCCCAGGCCGTGATGCAAGCACCACGGCGGGCACTGAGCTTCTACACTCACGGCGATGTGCTGGTAGATAAATTCTTCCACGCTGTCGGATACATGGCTGATACGACTCCCAACCGCCCGGCGAAGAACCATTTCTGCGTGATGGTGCTGGCTATGACCGTAAGCAGGACTTCTGCCACCGGTTATATCATCAACTATCTGAAGACTTGTTTTGAGCGTGAATGGATCACCCACCTGGTGCTCTCTACCGACAAGAGCGTAGAGGATTGGCTGGATATCCATCTGCGGGAGTATAAGGACAGAATCCTTTATGTGAATCATAAGGACGTAACAGCGCAGACTTCGCACATGGTTCTTTACAACGAGGAAAAGGCTTTCACCGTGGCTGGCCCGATGCTCGATACGCCAACAGGCAAGCTGTCGCATTATTCGATGGTACTCTATCCTGACTATGCAGCCTGGGATAACGCCTCCGACTGGTCAAACCCTTTAAAAAATATCTGTTTGCCAGATATATTGCGACACCGGCAAAGGGTAGCCAAGGAGAAACGAAAGGTAAAAAGCATCATCCTAGACCGTTTCCTGCATGCCCAGATGCCTCCTTATGCAGAGGATATGGAGCAGAAAATCCATCGTGATTATCACGATTTTGGCGGCAACATGTAAGCATTTGTAAACTGATAAATATGTATCGCCATGACAAGATATAAGCAGTCTTATCAGAACCTTCGCCAGTTTTGCGAGAAGTGGCAGTGGATAGACCCACGCAGCGGTCAGCAGGTAACTGGCTACGTGCATCCGCAGACGGCGAGGAAGGTGGAACGCAAGCCGTTCTACATCAAGTTTCTCACCAAGACCGGGCATGTGGATGAAGGTGAATGCGTCTGCCTGAAGGTAGATGTGCTGCGCCATCAGCGAAAAGTGCAGTTCGTCAACAGCAAGCAGATAAGGGTAGTGAACGACATCCTGGTACTCGAAGTGGACGGAATCAGGTTCATTACCCATTAGTGAGTAGTGATTAGTGAGACTTCATGTTTTTTTGGTTAGTTAGATTATAGTTTTTTAAACTCTATGATGTTCATCTTTTTAGGTGAATTGGTTCCCCTCCGGTGCGTGAGCATAGGAGGGCTTTTTAAACAAGAATACTCATTTTAAAAACGAAATATAAACTATGATAGAAATTCCATTTTTAGTAAGAATCGCCCTCATCCTGATAGGGGCAGTCCTCGTAGTCTTCATCTTAAAAAAAATCAAGCGAAAAAAGACAGGGAATGCGTTAAAAGATTTAAGCGGCTTCGCCGCTTTGATTACGAAGTGGGAGCGTTCGGGCTTGCTTCATTGGCAGGTGAAGGGTAAGACTCTTTTGCTGGAGCAGAGTCTCGCAGTCTCCGTGATGTCGTTGGGACCTGAGAAATTCAAGAAATTCCTTAATCTCTTAGCGCAGTTAAAGAATGCCGAACTGGTGGGTAATGCCTACGAGCAGCAGCGCCTAGACCTGGAGACGGCAGCCGTGCGAAAGGCGCAGGAGCAGACCAAGACTAAGCTTACCGATGCTGATATACAGCGCATCCGTCAGGATGCACGCAAGGATATGCAGCACATCGACATGAAGAGTATCCTGGATGCCATTCATGAGTTCGATATTATGATCATCCGCAGCAACGCTATCTCTTCGGCGGATGCCACCGAGGAAGGAGGTCAGCTCGTAGCAGTTGGTCACTTTGACGGAAAGAAGGTAGAAATGGCAATGTGGGACGAAATCAAGAATGATCTGAAAGAAGAAAAGTAATGAGGATAAAGATATAATAATAAGAAGGTATAGTCGTAAAAACTATACCTTTTTTAGTATCTAATATATAATAATTCTTAAATTTAGACCAAATTATAAATTAAGCAATAGATAACCTATCGTTGTTTGAAATATTTTTGTATCTTTGCAGCCGAAAAGATAGGTAAGATATACTTTTTTAAATAAAAACGAAATGGTTAATATCACCCATTGTTCGCAGAAGCCTGATGCCAAGCCTTGCTGGGTATGCCTGCACGGTAGGTATTGCATCGGCGGATTGTACTGCTGCAAACGGAAACGGTATGTGCAGTATCAGAACACCGCCGATTGTCCGGATAAGGAGATGGAGCAGGTTAGTTAGTAACACAATAATAAGGTAAAGATATGGAAAAAGAATTTAAGGCCATCCTGCTTACCAAAGAGTCTTGGATGAATAGCCAACTGAGTGTGGCCAAGTATTCCGGAGGTGTACAGGTTACTGGCGAAGGCGGCAAGAAGAGAACTCTCCTCATCGTGAATAAGGAGGGTAAAGACCTGTACCAGGTGGGTATCCCTTCTGGCGAGTCAGCCGACTTGGTAGATAAGGAGTTTATTCCTCTCTATAAGAAGCTGGGCAGAGATTTGTTTATTTCCATCGTTAATGCCAATCCTTTGATTTCTCGTAAGGATTTGAAGGAACGCCTTACTCAGGCTGCCGAAGTTAAGAAGGGGTATGAGGAGGAAATGAAGAAGGCAAGAGAAGAAAAAGAGAAGAGACAGAACCCTTCGCTTTTCGATTAGTATTTTCAAGTTTCACTACATTAAAGATATAAAGCAAGATGAGAACATTAGAAGAGTTTCAGAAACAAGTCCTCGCTCCTTTGCGCAAGGAGAGAGATGATAAGCATGCAGCAGCCTTGAAGATCAAGACTGATGGCGGTGCTGTCTTTGCGAAGCGCAAGAAGGAACTCCTGGAGAAGGAAGGAGAGTTCAAGAATCATCAGAAATCCTGCCTAAAAGAGTTTCTTGGCAAGCAGATGATGGAGAAAAAAGCTTTCTTCATCTTGCAGGATGCCGAGCGCGCCGATGCTCATGCCCAGTATCTGAAAGCTAATCAAGACTACAAGGCAGCTAAACGCCGTGCCAACGAGGAGTATATGGACAAACTGGCCGTAGTCTTCGCTGAGTACAACAAAGACAGAGTAGCCGCAGGCGAACAGCCTGTATATTATGATAAGCGTCGTGAGGAATCAGCCGAAAATAAACAACAACAAAAAGCATGAACACAAAACAAAAGAATGTTCTTCGCACTCTCTTGAAGAAATATAAATTCAAGAGTGTGAGCAATATAGTCCGCCAGGAACTCGGAATCAATTTCGAGAACTTCCTACAGAAGACGGAACCCCTCTACGTTATTCCTCGCATCGCTTCCTGCTATGCCGTGGAAGGGGATAAAGAGAAGCTGAATGGTATCATTTACAAGGAATGGCTCAAAGATGTGGTAGAAAAAGCCTGGGTAGCCCCTCTCAATGAATACACTGAGGAGTACGGCGAGCGCATCGTTCTTTCCGCCATCTACTATCTCATCGACAACGGCTTGTGGGAAGTATACGAAGGTCGCCTAGCCCTGGATGCGCAGGAAGAAAATTACTACGACAAGCTGGAAGATATGCCTTCCGCCATCGCCATGGTCCAGGAACAGCAGCAAACCGAGGAGAAGAAAGTTGAGGAGGAGAAAGCCGCAATGTCTCTCACTGGAGCACCTGATAAAAATCCCCCTCTCGCTCCCGTTCCCAGCGATTCCATCGCTGGCAAAAAGGAATCCACCCCAGGCTATACGCTCACCGCCGAGGAAGCCGTAACTCTCATCGGTACCACTTCCGAAACCTGCGTTCAGTTAAAGCAGAACATCGAACGCCTGTTTGATTTCATCCGCACCGACAACGATACCGATGTCCTTCGTCAGAAGCTCTCCGACCTGCAGCGTCAGCTAGAAGCCCAGAAAGCCGAGCACCAAAAAGATATAACCGCCCTTCAGCAGAAAGTCGATGAAGCCAATGCCACTATGCAGAAGGCAAGCAATTATATTTCTAAGCTGCGTCAGGAAGCCCAAAAGCAATACGATGAGCTGAATGCCAAATACAAGAAAGCTCTGGATGAGCGTGATGATGCCGACAAGGAGTTGGAAACCTGCAAGAAACTTCTCGAAGAGGAAGCCAATCGTGAGCAGCTTCCGAAGAAGAAAATCATCCCATACAGCGTATTGGATGCCGTTCCGCTCTTGGGCAAGGGTGTAATGACGGGCTTGGTACCCGTCCTCTCCAAGTACAACATCGTGGTAGATTATAACAAGTAGAAAAGCGTATGGATCAAGGTATCGTCAATCCAAAGAATTTGTTTCTTTCAAGGGTAGAAAGAAAGGACAATATCGTTCTGATGCCTACTCCTGTTGGCAGACCCGAAGAGTTCGGCTGCATAAAATTCAACAACGTCACAGAACGTTTATCGAAGCCCCGGGTAGTAGATCATGCAGAAACGGATGTTGAATTTGTTTTCCGAAACAAGATGGGCAGCGTTTATGCCGCGGTTTATCACAACGAAAAGGGCGAGGTAATCACAGATATGCTGACTAAGGCGAAAAGCTCTAAGTGGGAGTTTCACAATTTTAAAATCAGTTTTCTTCCTTGTTTTACGAATGCTTATATCTCGTCGATATATGGCTACAAGCAGATTTCTGAATTGCAGGTTGCGCAGGAATTATCTCGCTTCTTCGCATTTGAAGGCGTTAAGTCAGTTATCGGAGATTATTCTATGTTGGCACTCCCCGGCGGCATAGCCGTAGCTCGATGCGTCTTCAAGGATGAAGAAATACTTTCTGCTGAGTTGTTCGATTTCGTAACATACGAGTCTCTTGATAGGGATGAAATCAAGGACATCTACTATCAGGAGTTCCATCAACACATTTCTGGAGAAGAAATGAATATCTATAATTTCCCCGAAGACTTTCTGAAGGAGATTCTTGCGGATAGTGTAGAGAAGATGCAGAAGAAGTGTAACAAATAAAAGAATAGTCTTGAGAGAATGGAAAAGACAATGGCAAATAAAACAAAACGATATGGATAAAGTAGATTTCGATTATAATTTCTATCTCACCACCCTTCGCACAGCCGATGCGGTAGGCATGACGGTAGTGAAGAAGGATGACCTGGCACGTGTCATGGCTATCATTCTCAATGAGGGAGGCAACGAGCAGTTTGTCTATAGCTACAAGCTGAAGGTAGAAATGGATTTCGCCCAAGAGAAGTATCATATCCGGGGTGGCGAGACTCCCGACCTTAGATTTGTTCTCCTTTTGCAGCGCTATGTCCGGGAGATAGAAATCTATCAGGAGCAGCATAAAGGCGGCTATCCCGACTGGGCAGTAACCCTGATGAAGGATCGCTATGGCATCAAGCTCTATAATTGCTAAAGCTTCCGTTCCCAGCGATTCTATCGCTGGTCCAAAAGAAAACATCTAGAATAATAAGTTTATGAAAATATTCAAGCTAAAAGAAGGTACCAAGTCCTACGATTGGGTAAAGGACGTAATGTCAAAAGAACTCGAAGAAAAGAATGCGTATGGCAGACGAGTTCAAGAAGCGATGGGCATTCCTCTAGGTAATTGCATCTATCGCTCCGCCAATTTTTGCTATGCCAGAAAAGCTATTATCCATAAATTTGAGTTTACCTCTGAAGAGTATGCTAAAATGGATAAAGATGTATGGAAGAAGCTTGGCGGCGGTGAATCTGTCGTATACGTAGTTCCTAGCCCGATAAGCGAGCAGGGCAAGCGTATCAGAGAAGCGATGCAATCATATAACCCCATAACCTGCCATGCCGAAATTCTTGAAAAGTTGGGCTTGAAATCCATTGTTCGAGAAATCGACACTACCCCCGTCAGTCTTTTCACCCACGAGAATAAGTATTACTTCGTCCTCGCAGATGATAACATCGTTCTTGCCAATGATAACAACGGCGAGATAGAGTTGATAACCGAGGAGGATGCCAAGCGCCTCACCGGTTTCAAAGATGAGCGGGTAGATTATAGCAAGAAGTAGTAATATAGTTATGGCACTTGAGCAATGTTTAGATTTGCAACTTATACTCCTTGCGGTATTTGTAATATTCCTTATCGTGTTGATGGAACAGATAGCAGAGTATATTTATTTTAAAAAGGATAGTAGCATGAAGATAAAAATTGTTTCGGAATACTTTCCCGGGTTCTTCGATGGGGATAGACTTTCAGCTTTTGCGTATAAAATAAAGTATTTTATCATGTACAAAAAGCATTGGTGGCAAAGATATAAATACTTTAATGATTATTTCGGCCGCCCCATGAAGTTTGACAGCCAAGAGGAAGCCGAAGAGTATCTGGAAAGGGAAGGTATAAATTATAAAGGAAAATAACTATGGCAAAGAAAGAAGATCCAAAGAAAGAACCGGCAGAAGAATATGCAGGTTTAGGCAAGGAAGTCTTCATCTGTAAGAGAAAGGACTTCGGCAATCCTTCCCTGTGGCACAAAGTCTCTCTTACTGATGATAGCATAGTTTCTATTCCCAGTGATTCTGCCACAGGTAAGCAAACGAGTAAGAAAAAGCCCCGTAGTTTCACCGGCACTTTCATACTGGTAGATGATAAAGAAGCACGATATGAAGCTCAGATGTTAGCAGTAACGGTATTGCCAGTATTCAGCAAGTCTATGCTATCCATCACCATGCCTCATGTGCCATTTGAGATGCGGAACGATTTTACGAAATTATATCGCAACCCTAACAATTTCTTCTATAAGGAATTGGCCAATAGTTTATCTTATCCTATTCGTCTTGCCTATCGCGGTTTTATCACAGTTCAAAAGTAAGTAATATGGCAGAAAAGAAAGTGTTAACCATTCACCTAACCGATGAGTGGTATCAGAAGATAGCTAGCGGAGAGAAGACAGATGAGTATCGGGAATGCTCCTTATACTGGACGGTACGTCTTTTAAGAAAGGATGTTCCGAATAGGCCAGACGTGATAGCTGGCGTAGCCAAATATCATCGTGCTGCCGATAGAGGCCTTTTTGTGCAAGGCTATCTCACCGGAGGACTCAAACACACTTCGGATAGTCCGGAAGATAGAACTTACCGCAAGGAGGTATTGGAGCCTTTCACTCACGTTCATTTTCTCCTTGGTTATCCGAAAGATAATCAACCGTATATCGAGAAGGAAATCGACGAGATAACGGTAGATAAACCAAAGAAGGGTATGTGCCCAGATAATTGGTTAAAAAAGAATATGTTCGTAATCAGATTCAAATAGCGTATGGCAAAGAAGGAAAAGAAATGTTGTGGCACCTGCTACTGGTTCGACAATGAAGATGCCTACGGACAAGGCTGGTGCATTGATTCGCAAGGCGAAACGTCATGCGATTTGGTTTGTGATAATCATTTAAATAGATAAGCGCATGAAAGAAAGTCTTAGAAATTATTATTATCACCCGCAAGTTTCTATGATGGATAAATCTTTTATGATGATTCCTACTCCAAAAGACTACGGGCAGTATTTACAACAGAAGAAACGTAATAGGAGAAGAAAGAAATGACGTTAGAGTTATCGACGGAGGAAAAGATAATCGTAACTATTCTTTGGGTATTTACGATATTCTTCCTGGTGTTGGTTTCCGGAATATTTGAAGGTGGGCATGAGCCTATAAAGCCGCCGAATATTCCGCCACCGCCGTCTCCATCTCGCCCTCATCCTCTGCTATTCCGTCGCAGATTAAGAGTAAAAACTAAAAAACGAAGAAGATATGTTATACGAAGCAAAACAAGGAACAAAGGCTTACGAATATATTAAGGGCATTCTCGAAGCTGAAGAAAAAGAGTATCAAGCCTACATGGAGAGAGTGGAAGAAGCTGTAGGCTTCGAGTTTGAAAAGTGGCAAGGCTATCAGCCTAATCGCAGTCTGCTGCGAGAGTATTATATGACCGCCATCTGGTTGCCGACTGCGCAATATGAAAAGCTGGATAAGAAGTTATGGCGAGAGGTAGATAGCCAGTTGTTTGATGATGGCCGTTACGTTTGCGTAGCGCCAAACAAGAGATACAAGCAGGGTAAGGCTGTCGCCGCCGTACTTGCCTCCTATAAAGCTGTAACCAATCATTTCAAGATACTGAAGGATTTGGGCATAGGGGGTTCTCGAGGTGACTCTATCTCCATCACTCAGCTTCTCCGCTGCAAAGACCGCATTTTTGCCTTCTTCGATGATAGCATCCGAGCAGAGAAATGCAACTCCGATTTCACGGAAATCACGATTGGCGAATATGAGGATCTTATTAATAGTAGCAAAGAAGGATGATCGTATGAAGATAAACATGAATCAGATAAAGGAGAAAATTGCAGGCTTTATCTTTGACCTTATCATAGAATCGGGCAGTAAGTCTAAATTCTTTCGTAAGTACACCAACCATCGCTTCCGTAAGCAGTACGAACGATTGACGGGTAATGCCGCTTATAGGATGTATAAACGCAACAGCGATTTGGAAAGAGAGATTATCAAGCTGCGTGAAGAGATTAATACTTTGAAGTGTAGACTTCGTTCAGCTTATAATAAAATAAAAGTCGTAGCTACGGAGTACCCTAAAAACATTCCGTGTCCTCATGGAGAAAAAGACGAGATAAACCATGATCCTGTCAGAACAGATTCCGTTGAATGCTGGTGCTGCCCTGGTTTCGTAGACAGAGTACCCGAAGATGGTACCATCATCTGCTGGAATAAGAATTTTGAACGGAGTGAAGATTTAGAAAATAAACAAAAATAGCGAAGAGTAATAATCAGTAACAAAGAAATTAACAGAAAAAGATATGACAAAGAATAACGATTATCTTGTAAAAGCAAAAGAGTACCTAGCCGCAATGAAGACTATGTACAACCTAGAGCAGTTGGCAGATGGGGTCCGCCCTGATAAATACAAGTACATCTGTCAAAAGTATGGTATTGATGAGAACGAAGCCATGAATATGTACTCTGTTCTTCAGAAGATGAAGAAGGAATATTATATGGTGAACTATAAGAAATCGGCAGCTTTGGAGCGCGTCCTGGCTATTGCTGAGGAAGCCTATGTTACCTATAAGCATGATCGTGTCGATTTCTACGTAGAACTACACTCCCCTGAAACAAGATACAAGTATATTCTTGTAAGTTTCCGCAAACCAGGCGAAAAGTTGGTTCAACAGGAGTTCAATATAACAGACCCGAAAACCTTTCCGGCTGTCACCGACATGATGAATAGCGGTTTCGAGATTGTCGGTATGTCACGACAGGCAGACGAGATAGAAAGTACAAAGTACGATGGAGTCGATGACGATAGAAGGATTTACATCCCTATTTATGATGGCGACGTGCTTCTCTGCTACTTAGAGAATCCTGACAGTATTTTCTCTCATCATAAAGAATGTGGTCTCTATCTCTGCCATGCTGGTGTTTATCATCGCCTCGTCTATACTCCTGGTAAAGGATACGTAAGACATCATAAGCCAGATGAGGATGAAGATTTCGAGTTGGATATTAGCGAAGAGTCTTTCAGTCAGTACGTCTTGACATTATCCAAGAAATTCCGTAAGTTAGGTAACATCCATTCCGGCATCGGTTTCCTCATGGAAGAAGATAACAAGGAAGAAGAGAAATAGCGCATGACAAAGCAAGAGTTGTTATCTAACCCTGCCTTCCAAAATGCAGGGGACGATGCTTTTATCTATCTAGTTGCATGGATTGATGACGGCCCATGGATAAGACATATTTCAGCTCCTAAGAAGGAAGATCAAACCCAGGACTGCATTTGTTTTCGCTCATTCGAACCAGCGATTAGTAAAATACGCCTGTTAACAAATCCTTCTTTTCGTCATTCTAGGGGAGATAAGGTTTTAACCATTCAATACTTGTATGGTTGGCATAAAACAGAAAGGTGTGATGTTGATATTGACCCAGACGGCGATATTGTTATTAGTGAAAAAAAATAAAGAAGAAGATTATGCAAGATAAAGAAGAAACTCCTGTTAAGGGAGCATTGATTTACCAGCCGCAGGGTGCGGCTGGTGAATATGCTAAGTGGGCAATCAATCTATATCATGGTTGCTATAACGGCTGCACATATTGTTATAACCGCAGAGGGGTATTGAGCCACGTTTTTGGTGATAAGCCGGAGCTGGCAGCACCTATCATCAAGTCACGTGACAGACAAATCAACTATTTTATGGAGCGCAAAAAACTTACTGCGCACGATCCGCTACCAGCCGGAGTTATCGAGAATTGCACCAATGTAGCTATTTGTTCTTTGATATACAATGATACAAGAAGGATTGGTATCTTTCGTCTGATAGAAGATGGAGGCGTATTCATGTCGTTTACATGTGACCCGCTCGATACTGATGAAAATGTGCAGAATTATACATTTGTCGCGGCAAAAAAAATTCTCGGATATGGCATTCCTGTAACGCTGTTGACTAAGAATGTAGCGTGGTTAAAGGAAGATAGCTGGAAGATCCTTCTTGAAGAATATCCAAAACTCATCTGTTGTCAAAACCATCATGCACTCCTCACCATCGGTTTCACCATTACCGGCAAAGATAAGTTTGAGCCAGGTGCTCCTTCTACAGAGAAGCGTATTGAAGCCCTGCGTAAGCTGCACGATGAATACAAGATTAAGACTTTTGTATCTTTGGAGCCGATAACGAGTATTCATACCGCATCGGAAGTAATCAAGAAAACATATCAGATTACGGACGAGATACGTATCGGTGCCCAGTCGCCTATCAAGAAGGACAGATATGATCCGAACGAGTTTGTCGGTTTCGTTATCGCGGTTAAAACCCTGGCACGCGGTCTTGATTGTCGCTTCATGGTAAAGGATAGTATGTATAAGCAGGCTGAAATTTTTGAAGGTGCTTATAGAGATTTGTGTGTCAGAAATCTCGATGAGATAAGAAAGATTTATGAATCAAAACAAAAATAAAATTATGAAAAGTAAATTGAAGTATTATGTCCAGGTTATCGGTGTTAACCTATTGTCGATTTTGGTACCCCTCCTCGCCGTTGTCCTTATCTATGGCTTCGGCAAGTTGAAGAATATCTATACCCATCCTTGCGTTTTATCGCAGGAGATATACGATTGCTGCTTAGAGGCGACTATCGTGGTATTGGCTGGTTTCTCCGTAGGTCTCCTGCTCGTTGGCTGGGCCGATAGTTGGCGAAAAGCGAAGCTCAGAGTTCTAAAGGGCAAAAGCGAGCGTGAGGAATTAGAATTGCGTGTCAAGTTAGAGGTAGAGCCTATTGAGGAGAGAACGGAGCAGAAGAATACGCTTGCGCTTGGCGATTCCGAGTTTGAGGATATTTCCGGATTGACGGTTAAAGAGATTTATCATCTTTATCAAGGTCGGAAAGTTCTGATTATAGCGGCGGGTAATGTAAAAGGGAATTTTTGCGGTCGTCTTGCTGGTTATGATAACGAAGGCTCTATCCTTTACATAGGTTTCACTAAGTGTTGCCTGGATTCTTACTCCCTGGATGATATAAACGCTATGCGTAATATAAATCCCGAGGTCAGTTACGTGGAACCAGGATATAAAACTTACGATTGCTGCATCCCTAGCCTTGTCCGCATCTGCAAGTAAGAATTATAAACAATAACGATTATAGCAATAGTTATGGAAAAGAATTATTTATTTGATGTTGATGGCTTGCTGCAGGTGCTGCAAGCCATCAAGGAAGGAAAGCCCGTGGAGTATCGCCCATTGGAGGAACCTAATTGGCGAGATTTCGACCCAGAGGATTGCGATATTGATACAGAGAACTGTAAGTATCGTGTTAAGCCTTGTGAGTATGGAGAAAATATTGGTACTGTAGTTCTTCGTCCTGAAGACTTGCAGGAAGGTAGAATTTATTTCTTAACACATGGAGATTATAACACGAAGGATAAAGGTTTTATCTGTGTAGAGAGTAATCTATGGCGTGAGAACAAGATGGTTACCTTTCATTTCTCATGGCAGAGTGATGGCGTTTGCGCTACGCTTTCAGTGGGCGATGCGACTGGAGGTACCCAGCATAGCGAGCAGTCAAAAGGCTTTGCTAACATAATCGCTCCTTATATTGTTTCTAATAATTTCGATGGTGTAGAAATCCGGCTGGCATCCCTGGCTCAAGTCAAGATGCTGGGATCTAAGTTACAAGAAATAGGTTATGAGTTCAAGGACGGACAAATGAAAAAGATAGATGGGGGCAAAGGGTAAACAAGGCAGAATATAAGGACGCATTTTAAAGATTTTAAATAGATCATGTTTGAGATATACGTTAAAATGAAGAAAAAGAAGTGTTGGAAACTTACTATAGAGGTTCCCAACGCTTGGGGTGGAATGCCTCACCTCTGGATGTATCTGGAAAAGAAATACCTTCCATCTTATGTACCCGTAGGAGCTGATGGAAAACCGCTGGATCTGGAATGGGTGAAGGAAAAACAGGCAAAAGGTGAATATGTAAGCCGATGGATATGTGCTTCATCCAAAAAGGAGATTGAGGACCTACAGAAAGATTTCCGCTTAACTTATGAGGAAATGATGGTCTTCAGATCTACCTTTGATTTTGCAAAGGTTTTAGGCGAAGATATACCCGTTTATCTTGAATGCTTAAAGGTTGTCGCTGATGAGTGTGGAGGTATATATCCACAACAATACGAAAAACTGAGTGCCTTTATTAAGGCTCACAGCATAAATGATATAGAGGCAATCGCTTTCAACCAGACAAGCGTAAACTGTGCCTGTGATTTCTTTGGCAACAGATATAACGCGCCAGCAGATAACTTCTGGGATTGCATTTGCCCAAAGGATTTTTATGACAACCTCAGAAAAGAAATGAAATAAAATAAAGATTATAGCGTATGAGTATAGATAAATTTAAACCCCGAAATGATATGGCGAGTTTCTTGCGCATACCCGTCCCTATTTTTATGCTTCCTTTATATAAGGAAAGAAAATTAAACATAGCATTCGTACCTTTCAACTCAGAGTGGAAGAAAGAATTGCTTTTGTCAGAAAAGCCTACAGGCGATGGAGGCATGGAATATATTTTTAAGCAATATGATTTCGTGCAGATATACAATGAAGATGATCCATCCATGCAGGTAACGAGAAAGTTCCAGGCATTCAACTTGGATCGTTACGGAACTCCCGAGGAGAAGAAGAAAACTCCATCGGTAGGCATTAATTTTAATCGGGTTGTTATCTATCAATAGTTCGTTAAAATTTGAGATAATGGCTAAGCAGCTTTACGTTGCCAGCCAAAGAGTTCTTTGATAGTATGACTAATTAACTTTCGG